CTCGACGCGATGCGCGCGCACTAGGCCTCCTCGACGACCAGGACGGTCCCGGCTGGGACGTGAGCCGGCGTGCGGAGCTGGTTGAGGCGCAGGATGCGGCCGAAGGCAGCCTCGGCCTCGGCGCCGCCGTAGAGGTCCTGGCAGATGGCGAGCAACGGCGCGCCCGTCGCGACGATGTGGCGGGTGAGCCGGGGGGACCGCGAGACGGCCACGTCGGCCGCGCGACCGACGCGCCGGTGAAGGTTCACGAACGCCTCGTAAACCGGGTAGGCGTTGGGGTTGGTGGCGACCTCGAGGGTGTTCATCGCGGCATCGATGCGGGCGGTGATGCCGCCGAGCTCGAGGGCGATCCGAGTGCTCGCCAGGTCGGCGGCGTCGGCCCACCGCTGGACGGTCGCGAGCGCGGCCGCCGCCAGACCGGGATCCGCCGGCTCGGCGCCGTGCGCCGCGATGGCCAGGTCGAGCTCGCTGGCGGCGACCTCGACGGCCTCGACGCCGGCCTGGCCCTCGGCGACTTCGAAGGCGGCGATGTCCGTGCTGGCCTCGATGAAGCGGCAGCTCGAGACGATCCAGTCGCGGCTCTCGGCACGCGCCGTAAAGCGGAAGCCCTCGACGCGCGCCTGATAGCTGCCGGTGATCGGGTGAACGAGCGTCTCGACCTGGCCCTTGCTAACGATCTTGGCGAAGGTGGCCAGCCGCTGCAGGTGGCCGACGCCGAACCAGACGATCGTTGCCGCGGTCTCGCGCGCGTCCTGGCCGAGATCCTCGGTGTTCGCGCCGTCGCGTCGCGGGTACTTGTAGCGGGCCACCAGCCGGCTCATGTCGTCGTCGGTCTCGACAACGTGGAGCGTGAGGCCGGCGTAGCTCGCGATAAAGAGGGCGTCCCAGTCCATCACTGCACCTGCCGGGCGCGCTCGTGCTTACGCCGGCGCTCGACTCGGACATCGAAGTCGCGGGACGGCTCGACGGTGATCTTGATGCGCTCCTCGCGGGGAGCGGAGCGCCGGCCGTCGCCGAGCCGCTCGGTGCCGAGGGGGTCGGTCTCGGGAAGGTTGAGCGACTTGCCGCGAGTCCTCAGCCTTCCAGGAATCGGAGCATCAACGAAGCCGAACGGGCCGGCGGGGATCGCGATTGAGGGCGGGATTGCCGAGCGCTGCTCGGCGGCGACCGTCGCGCCGACGCCGGACAGCGTGCGAACCGATTGTGTCAGCCCCGCGGGGCCACGGAGCTCCGGCAACGCACCCTTCTGCATGACGGCGCTTGGCGGAAGCCCTTTCGTAATGGGATCGACGGGATCGACCGTGCCATGCCCCCCGCCGCCGCGGAAGCGGCTCTCGATGTCCTGCATCGTCTCGACGAGCTTCACGAGCCACTCGAAGGTTTTCTCGACGGCCTTGACGAAGGCCTCGATCTTCGCCGGGGTGAAGGCCTCGGCGATCGCCTGCTTGAAGGTGTTCAGCGCGAGCTTGAGCTTGCCGGCCGCCGACTCCTGGAAGGTGTCGAAGTCCTTACCGACGTCGTCGGCGTTGCGCGTGCTCTCGATGAGTGCGTCGAGCGCGCCCTTGTTTTTCACCAGCTGCTGAAAGGCGCGGAAGCCTTCGACGCGGCCGAACGCCTTGAGCAGCTTGCCCGGGTCGCGCGCGAGCTTGCTGTTGCCGAGATCGACGACGATGTCGCGGAGGTTGCGCATCGTCTTCTCGCCGGTCTTCGGGTCCTTCTGGAAGATCTTGACGCCCTTGAACTTCTTCGCGTTCTTCGTGAACGCGACCATCATCCCCTGCATGCCGGTGACGGCCTCGGTCGCCGATCCGAAGCCCTGGCGCGAGAGCTGCAACATGGCGCCGAGCTCGGCCATGCCCTCGGCGCCGGTGGTGCCGAACTGGCTGAACATCGGGGTGATCGACGAAAGGAGGCCCGAGAGCTCCTTGAGCTCGATCGCGCCCGCCTTGCCGCCGGCGAGGATGATGGAGAACGCCTTCTCCATCTCGTCCGGGCGCACGTTGAGGTTCTGCCGCAGCGCCGCCGCGGTGTTGGCGATGTCGGTCATGCTCGCGCCCGAGGCGACGGCAACCCGGGCAAAGGTCTTCAGCGAGTCCTGGGCTCCGTCCATGTCGCCGGTGAGCGACACGAAGCCGGAGGCGGCGTCGAGGATCTCGCCGCGGGCGACTCCGGTCTCGCGCGAGACCTTGTCGATCTGCGAGCGGAAGTCGCCCATCTGGTGGACGGTGCGGCCGCTCTGGATCTGCAGCCGGGTCATCCGCTCCTCGAAGCGAAGGACCTCTCTCCCGCCGGAGGCCAGTGCGGCGACGATGCCGCCGCCGGCGGCGATGGCGCCAAAGCCGATGCCGCGCATGGCGCTGCCGACCATGCTCCGGCTCGACTTGGCGAACGCGCCCACGCGCTTCCGGGCGACCCGGAGCCCTCGCCCCATCTTGTCTTGGAGCGTTAGCTCAGCTTTCGCCTTGCGATTTCCGCGCGCCATCCGGATCTAGATACTGGGCGAGCTTCGAGGGCATCCCACGGATCCGGCCGCGCTTCGCGGGTTCCTTCGGCCGCTTCTCGCCCTCGAAGTGGTAGCCGTACTCGCGTCGCAGGTCGAACCAGAGGAGGATCTGGAACTCGTCTAGTGCAGCGGCCGGCTGGCCAAAGTAAGCAGATAGTGCCGTAGCGTGCGCGGCTCGAACGAGTTCAGCAGGCGCACGTCTTTTTTTTCGATCGCGCGCTCGAGCTCGGCCATCTCGTCTCCGCTCGGCTCTACATCGTGGGCGGCGCTGTTGTCGTCAACGAAGTCTTTGTACTCGTTGGCCAGGATGTCGCGGAGGTCCTCGTCGAGGAAGTCCCCGAGCTCCTTGGCGCTGTCGGCCAGCCTCTTCGGGAACGGGTCGCGATCGGTGCCGGGCACGGACGGGTCGCGCATCGCCAGGTGCAGGACCTGGATCGTGATCTCGTCCTCGAGATCCTGGTAACTGCGGAGCTCGAGGGGCAGATCGCGCTCGTTGAACCGCTTGACGGCGGCGTCCACGGCGTCTTGGCCCTGGTTGCTCGAGAGCCGACGCCAGACGAACGCGTGCTCGGTGCCCGGGATCTTGCTCTCGCGGGTCCGCAGCGAGCCGGCCATGTAGCTCGAGAACTTCGACTCGGCCCGGGCCTCCGCCGAGAGCGGCCCCTTCTTACGCTGTTGCATCAGTCCTCGATGTGGTCGATGGCCAGGCACTCGACCGCGTCGGCGGTCTCGCCGTCCCGGGTGAAGCCCTTCTCGACGGAGACGACGCGGCACCGGAGGAGCTGGTACTTGCTGCCGAGCGTGTTGCCCGCCAGCTCCTGGTAGGCAACGGTGAACTCGGTCTTGTTGCGACGGAGCGCGCGCCAGTCAATCTCGAGCGGGCTCAGCCGCTTGTGCGTGAGCGAGAAGCTCGTGGTGTCGATGCCCTCCTTGTACCCGATCGGCAGACGATCGGGGTTGAGGGTCATGACGTGCTCGAGGCCGCCGGTCTCCTCGTTGACGGTGAGCTCGTCCACGGCCCGGCAGAGCTTCCCGTCGACTTCGACCCAGGCAAAATCGATAACCATTCGCTTACTCCACCTTCAGGTTGAGGACGCCGATCAACTTGCTGAGGCCGGGGACCACCGAGGTCGGGACCGCCACCACCGACGCGGTCGCGTCTTCGGGATCGGGAACGACCTGGAGCTCGCCCTTGTGCGCCTCCACGTTCTGGATCACCTCGAGCCCCTCGATCAGCTTCAGTCGCGAGAGCGACTTCGAGCGGATCGCCGACCGCACCCGGCTCGTCTGCTTGGCGTCGGAGAACTCGGCCCACGCGATCTCGAGCTGCCGGGCGACGTAGACCATGCCCTCGGCGATGAGGGTGTCGATCATCGCCTTGAAGGCGACGCCATCGTGGGTGGTCTTGCTCGAGATGGCGCGCACGATGGTCATCCGGGTTCCGGCCGCGTTCGGCGCCAGGACGGCGGCGCCGCCGGCCATCGCCGCCTGCTGCTCGCCGTTGATTCCCGGCTGCGGCCAGCTGGCCTTCGGCGGCAGCGGCAGTCGCGGCAACTCGGTGCCGTTGAGGGTGGTGTTGCGCGTCGGAGCCCGCGCCGCGTAGATCATGCCGACGTAGGCCGCGATCTCGCCGGGCCGCGCCGGGTTGTCCTCGGACCACACGAACGCCTGCTTGAAGTCGTCGGCCGCGGTGGCCAGGGCATCGACGGTGGCCAGGTCGCCGGTCTCGCCGATGAGCGAGAAGCGCCAGCGCTTGATCCCCGCGTCCCACGTCTCGGCCATGTGCGTGGCGAGGTCCGCGACGTCGGCCGCGGCATGGTTCTCCGGCACGAGCCAGTCGTACTGGTCAGTGGCCACGGCATCGAGGGCGTCGGTGATGTCGAGGACGCCGGCGCCGGCGGTCTCCTCGGCGACCGCGATCGAAGTCCCCGGGGCTGCCTTCTCGATGGTGACGGTCAGGTCCGAACCGTTGACGCCATCGGTCGTCGCGGTCAACGTGACCACGCCGAGCGCGGCCGCCGCGGTGACCTGCAACTCGGCGGACTGGGCATTGATCGCGTCGGCGAGGACCGCGGCCTGCTCGGTCGGGGTCGCGCCGGAGGCGATGCTCGCGATGATCCGGCGGCCGTCGATGACCGGGACGGTGTCGCCGGCCGCGGTCGCGTTGCCGGTGATGGTGAGCGAGTGTTCGGCGGCGGTGCCGGCGGGCTCG